ACGCGGCGGACAGGGCCTCGATCCACAGCGCGTCGAACACAGGCGTCCGCGCACTCGCCAACTCCCGCTCGCACGCCTCGCGCATCGCCCGGTCGTGGTCCTCGTCGAGCCAGCCGTCGTCAGCGAGGAGCGTGTCGAGCTTGCGGTTGGCGCGCTGCAGCAGGGACGGGAGCCACATGGCGAGGGCGAGGAGGGCCAGCGCGAGGCCAGCGAGGAGCCATGCGGTCTCGGTGCTCATGCGACACCCGCGAACGTCGGGGTGGTCGGTGCGCGGAGAACGCTGACGGTGATCGTGTTGTTGTTGTTGAACTCAGCCTCGGCGGACGGCCAGCACAACTGGATCGCACACAGGAGGTCAACGAGACGGCGGAGGTCCTTGACCTCGCCGCCGTGGATGTTGGCGACGATGACGCGGACCTTCCCGGTGCTCATGCGGTCACGCCATGCATCGCGGGCATTCGCGGTCGGGGAGATTGCCGCCAAACTCGGGCGGGCTGGACTCGCAACAACAGAGGGCCGCGCGAGCGAGGTCGTCCTGAATGATCTGGACCGCTTCGGGGTGGGGTGGCCCGTGCTCGCCGTCTAGGTAGGCGAGCATGGCGGCGTCGGAGGGTCGGAACTCGGTCACGTCAGGCCACCGCCTTCGCCTCGTCGATGAAGCGGCGCAGATCCTCGGCACTGACGGCCCCATGCTCGGCAAGCCAGACGGTGATGTCGGCCAGCACGAACCTGCGGGCGTCGTCGGTGAGGTCGTAGACGGACTTGATGAGGTCGAGGTCCATGACGGGGTGCGTGGCACTCATGCCGACACCTCGCTCTCTGCGAGGTTGCCGATCATCGTCAGCAGGTCGGCAAGCGACTGATCGCCCGAGCGCAAGATGATGGGGCCGATCTTGCGGGACTTGACGTAGACCTGAACGCCTCGGCCATGGGTGAAGGTGTGCGGCAGCGCGATCCGCACATCAGGGCTTTGGAGCGCCTCTCGGATGGCGTCCAGCGGCTCTTGGGTGTTGCTCATGGCATGATTTCCTTTCGTCGGAGCCAGTCGCCGGGGGTCACGTAGCGACCATGACGACGCTGGCCTGTACGGCGGTCATGCTGTTCCAACGCGGCGGACAGGGCCTCGATCCACAGCGCGTCGAACACAGGCGTCCGCGCACTCGCCAACTCCCGCTCGCACGCCTCGCGCATCGCCCGGTCGTGGTCCTCGTCGAGCCAGCCGTCGTCAGCGAGCCGGGTGGCGGCCTCGCGTCGGGCACGCTGCACCAGGGACGGCAGCCACATGGCGAGGGCGAGGAGGGCCAGCGCGAGGCCAGCGACGAGGTAGGCGGTCTCGGGGGTCATCAGACCCCACCCCGCGCAAGGTAGAGCGCGATCGACGCGGCATCGAGGGTGATGCCGCACCCCTGGGCGATGGTCCGCACGAGCGAGAGGTCTGCGTCGACTATCCCCGCGACTCCGCTGTTCCACTTGCACCAGCCGACGTGGAGGTCGCCGAGGTACAGATGAACAACCTCACCGCCGTCATGCCGAGTGATGCCGGATCGGTCGAGCCTGTCCAGCAGGGTTGCGGACTGAGCGCGATCGTCGGCCGCGGGCTTCTCGTCCGGGATGGTTGCCCAGTCGAGATTGACCGACTTGGCGGCGATGACTCGATCGGCAATCTTCTCGGGAAGGTCGGCCTGAGCGTCGCGTCGAATGATGCAGTGATGCGTGCCGAGGTAATCGACGTCGCCAACCCTCGCCAAGGCCAGCACGTCTGCGTATTCGTCGCCGCGGTCATCTTCCCACTTCGGGCAGAACCCTTCACAGCATCCGCAACAGGAACCATGGTCGGGCTCGGCGAACAGGATCGCGGGGTCGATTAGGGCGGCGCTCATGCGATCGCCTTCGCCTCGTCGATGAACCTGCGCATGTCCCCGGCGGTCACGGCCCCATGCTCGGCGAGCCAGACGGTGACATCGGCGAGCACGAACCGGCGGGCGGAGTCGGTGAGGTCGTAGACGGACTTCACGAGGTCGAAGTCCATGACGGGGTGGGTGGTCATGCCGACACCGGCTTGCCGTCGATGTCGACCTCAACGCAGGCCCGCACAACACGCGGCGCCTTGCACTTCGCCGTACCACCGGACAGGGGTCGCAGGTCCGCGAGCTTCACACCGACCGCGAGGAAGCGGGTCGCCTCGTCGTCGTAGGCGAGTGCCTGAGTGGGGGAGGGTGAGAAGTGCAGACCGCGCCCACACTCGTCGTCGTCTCGCCAGTCGGGGGCGCTGGGCTTGGTGCCAGGCGCGTAGGACATGCCGTGGTAGGACTGGAAGTTGTCGCGCACCGCCTTGTAGAGCGTGGCCACGCCAGCCTTGCTGACGGTGACCCCGTGATAGTCGGCCCAGTCGGTAGGGTCGGTGAGCGGCTTGCTGACGTCGATGACGACACCACCGCTGACCTTGACGCTTGCGCTGTGGAGGTGGACTGCAACCTTGGGGGTTGCCCTGACCGTCGCGGAGCCGTATGCCGTGACCGTCGCGGAGCCGTATGCCCTGACCGTCGCGGAGTCGCATGCCGTGACCGTCGCGGAGTCGGATGCCGTGACCGTCGCGAAGTCGGATGCCGTGACCGTCGCGGAGCCGTATGCCCTGACCGTCGCGGAGTCGGATGCCCTGACCGTCGCGGAGCCGTATGCCCTGACCGTCGCGGAGCCGTATGCCCTGACCGTCGCGGAGCCGTATGCCCTGACCGTCGCGGAGTCGGATGCCCTGACCGTCGCGGAGTCGGATGCCGTGACCGTCGCGGAGTCGGATGCCGTGACCGTCGCGAAGCCGTATGCCGTGACCGTCAACCACACTCCACGCTCGGAGCGGATCTCGATCCAGTCGACAGACTTGTCAGCCAGGGCCGCGTCGAGCTCGGCCTGTGTCTTGACGATGCGTTCCATGAGAGGATGCCTTCCGTAGTTGTTTGCGAGAGCCCCAGCCCCTTCCCGGCTTCGGGGCTCTCGTGCTGCTGGGGGTTGGTGCCACCGCCCGCGCCGGGGGGGGGGTCGGACGAGCGCGGGCGGTGGGTCTCAGGGGGAGCCGAGGTAGGCGCGAGCGACGACGTTGGCCTGTCGCTCGACGCAACTCCACGCGTCCGCGAGATTGGTCGTCGGCATGAGGCCGAGACCCTCTTCGCGCCAGCCAGCAACCTCGTCCAGCAGTTCCGCGACGGTGAGCGCGACGGCGGGATGCCATGCCGCATCGGGGTGGATCGCCTCGGGGTTCGCGGACTCCGCGTCGTTCCGCATGGCGTCTGCGGCCTCACGCAACACCTCGGCACTCATCGCAGCCGCCAAGCCATGGCCTCGCACGCCCCAGCCGCCGCGTGCAGGCGGAAGGGGGAGCGCAGGACGTCGGAGGTCAGTGCGAAGGTGAGGCGGAGCGCGAGGCGGGTCATCGCCCCGACCCCCCGTGCCAGCCAGCGTCGAACCCGGCCTGGATGCCCGCCTGCCGAAGTCGCTCGGTCTCGCGCTCATCGGCGGCGAGGATGGCGTCGAGCCTGCGGTCGGCGTCACGCTTGAGGCTGCGGAGGGCGAGGAACAGGGCCACGAGGGCGGCGGCGACGATGAAGATGGTCACGGCGGCGTTCATGACGACATCAGCTCGCCGCAACGCTGCAGCGCCTCACGCCAGTCGGCCCGCGCCTCGAACGCGGCAGCCCGGGCGGCGGTGTAGGCGTCGATCGACCCCTGCGCCTGACTGCGGCCGGTGGCGACGTTCTGGGCGAGGGTGTTGGCCCATGAGTCGCGCTCCGCCTTGGCGTGGCCGTAGCGCTCCCATGCGGCATCGCGGCGCCTGATCGCCTCGGCGCGGGTGAGGGTGGTGTTCATGCGTCGGCCAGCCCTTCGAGCCACGACGTCAGCGCGGCCAGGGTGTACAGCTCCTTGCCGCCCTTCTGCGTCTCGTCCTTGGTGAGCCGCTTGGCCTTGAGAGCGCCGCTGTTCTTGGCGCGGGCGATGGTGTCGACGCCAACGCCGCACATCTCGGCGGCCTCTCGCCGAGTGAAGGCGACGCGGGGGAGGTCGGTCATTACCCGTGCCCCCCGTCCGCGTGGTGGTCGTCAACCCACGAGCCGGCGGCGGCCTCGTGGACGTTGTGACCGGGCTGTCCCCAGGTCTCGCTGGTCCAACTGAAGGCGTTCATGCTGCGATCTCCTCAAGGGTTGGGAAGTCGATCCGCCATTCGCCGGTAGGCAGCTGGCTGACCCGCTCCGTTGGTCGCTTGACGCCGTAGGAGTGGCATGCGCTATTCACTGCCAGCCACGACCGGCCCAGCGCCGCAGCGATCTGCGGGGTGGTGAGGTCTCGGCGTTCAAGCATTGCGACGTCGGCCTCGGTCCAGGGCTGCCGACGACTCGACTGGTAGGGCTTCTCTGGGGTCGCCATCGACTCCGTCGCCGCTTCCATCGCTGCCACATAGGCCCTCTGCTTTGCAGCGGTTCTCGACTCGGGCTTTCGATAGCGCGCGTTCTTGCAGCGGTAGCACCGCGAGTCGTAGCCACGCCCTGGCGTTTGGTTGAAGTGCGCGCCCCCCCAGAGGAGGCCGCACTCAACGCACGTCTTGGCCAGCAGTGGCCTGTCGGCCACAGACGATGGGCTACAGCGACCCTTGGGGAGGTGGCCACCCATCCGCAGATAGGTGCGAGCGTTCTTGACCGTGGAGAGCGAGCAGTCAAGTTCGGCGGCGACATCCTCGCGATGGCGACCGGCGGAGGCCCTGATCGCGTCGAGGAACTCCTCAGTCCACATGTGCCTCTCTGGAGACCACCCGTTGCGCAACTTCTGGCGGTAGGTCTTCACTGTCTTAGGGCTGCGTTCGAGGTATTCGCCGATGTCCTGGTTCGTCCACCCACGCGGCGGCGACTGGATGAACCCGAGCTCGTCGTCGGTCCACACTCGGCGCCCGTTCTTCTGCACGCCGGGGGCCATGCCCATCCGCGCACGATCCCGTCGGGCGTTCATGCGGCACCTCCGAGTGCGCGACCGAGAGCCTCGGTCAAGGCCTTGAGCGTCCGAGGCGAGCCGTCGATGACGCCCCGCTCGATACGCGAGATGGTCGTGTGGTCTACCTCGCTCAGAGCGGCGAGGTCACGGAGGCTGAGGTTCTGCGCCTTCCGTGCCATCTGGATGATCTTCCCGGCGTGGTGCATGACGCAACTAAAGCACGGAAGGCGCGGAAGGCGCAAGGGATGCGCAGATTTACGTAATTTTGCTGATACCGGAAAGTGATTGAAGGTGGTTAAACTCCCAACCTCGGGGCGCGAAAGGCGCAATGATGTGCACCACCAGACCGGGGGAACGGCAATGAGCGAGGCAGCGATGAACGAGACATACGGACAGCAGGTCCGGCGACTGCGCAAGGAGCGCGGCTGGACACAGGATCAGCTATCGGACATCTCGGGCGTGCCGAAGAGGACGATTCAGGACGTCGAGGGCGACAAGCATGCGACCGTCCAGCGAGACACCAGACTCAAGCTGAGCCGCACGCTGGAGATCGAGGGCAGTCCCGAGGGCGAGCGCAACGACTGGACGGAGGACGTCCGGAGGATCACCGACATCGTCGGCGCCTACCTGATGACCCTCTCGCCTAGCGAGCAGATCGCATGGTTTTCCGACGTTATGCAGCAGGCCCTCGACAGGGGTGGTAGACACGAATGACCGCACAACCCCCCGTGTGTGGATGGGCTGGCGGTCGATCAAGGGAGCATCGATGCTTGGGTGTCAAGTGCTGTTCGGAATAGAGCACGGCGGCAAGGTCCGCGAGACCGTGGAAAGCGCAACGGGAGCGCCGTGCCCATGCATCACCGGCCGCGCCTGTCCACTCATGCCGCGCTAGCCGAGCTCCAGCAGCCGAGCCACCCGCTCGAGCGCCTCACGCTTGGCGTCGTCGCTGATGCGCATGTAGCCCTGACTGGTGCCGATCGACGTGTGGCCGAGCAGGGACGTGATGGTGAGGTCATCGGCGCCGGTCGATCGCAGCTCGGTCGCGGTGACGTTGCGGCACTCGTGCACGTGGTACGGCCTGCCTGACGGGTGCGCGACGCCCGCGGCCTGCTGGAGCGCCTGCCACTCGTCGCGGTCGCGGGTGTCCCAGCGCGGCTTGCCGTCCGGCTCGGGCCACACGAGGCCGTAGGGGTTGGCCGGCGCGACCTCGCGCCACCGTGCCAGCGCCTCCGCGATGGGCGGCAGGATCGGGTAGACCCTCGCGCCCGCCTTGGACTTCGGCTTGACGAGGTGCCACGACTTGTAGAGGTGGCGCGACTCGTGCTCGTGGGGGACACGGAAGCCTCGGCCGGGGTTCTTGCGGTCGAGGTAGACGAGCCGCTGGAGCTGCCACTCGACGGTGAGCACGAGGTTGTCGAGGTCGACCTGTCCCCACGTCAGCCCCAGGCACTCGCCCTGCCGCATCCCGTTCAGCAGCGCGACGGCCCAGCGGGTGCCGTGCGGGAGTTCGGAGGCTTGCGCGAGGACGGCGAGCGACTCGGGGATGGTGAGGGGCTGGCGGTCGCTCGTCTTCGTCTTCGGGGTCGGGGTGAGCAGGACGCGTTGCGGTACGGCGTGACCCTCGGCCATCGCGGACCGGAGCAGGTTGAACAGGGCCCGCTGGGTGGCGGCGCACGTCGTCCCCTTGCGGCCCGCGTCGCGTTGCGCCTGCTCGACGGCGCGCACGTCGGCCGGGGTGAGCGAGGCGAGGCGGCGGTGTCCGATGGCGGGGATGACCCAGCGGCGCACCGGGGAGGCCAGCGCGTTGTAGCCGTTGGGTGAGAGTTCGGCTCGCTTGATCGGCAGCCACGTGTCGGCCCACGCCTTGACCGTGGTGGTCGGCGACATCGACACGTTGCCCGCCTTGATGTCGGCGACCTTGTCGCGCAGCCTGCGCTTAGCCTCGGCCTCGGTGCGACCGGACACGGTGACGCGACGCCGGGCCCCGGTGCGGGTGAAGCCTGCCTGTGTGGCTCCGCGCCAGGGACAGGAGCACTTGCCGGGCCTCGGGCAGTCGGCGCGGTGGGCTTGGTAGACGGAGCCGGAGCCGTAGTCCTTGCGGCTCACGGGGTGGTCATACCTTTGCCCCGAGCTGAATCGTAGTGGCGCAGTGCCAGCGGTGCTTGCTGTGCCAGAAGTCGCAGTCGCACTCTTCGCGGCCGCCTGGGCGGCAGAGCGAGCACCACCCGAAGGTGTCGCCGCACTTGGCGTGCGGGTCCTCGCTCATCGGCCCTCCTCGATGCGGATGCCCGCGATGTCAGCTTGAACTCGCTCACAATCATGCGTCAGATACAGGCCGTGCAGTCCGCACTCCCCGCACCAGACAGCGCCACCCCCGCAGCGGCGGCACGTCGGCTCGGTGCAGCCGGTCTCAGTCTTGGCGGGAGCGCCCTCGCCGTAGCGTGCGATAGGCGTCAGGTCACCCGTGCGCTTGCGCGTGCAGGTGGCTTTGCTGCGGTTGCCGGACAGGCCGAACAGCGCACCCCGGCATGCACATCCGAGGTTTGGATAGGTGGCGCAGGCGGGCCAGTCTTCGCGCTGGGCGTTGGTCATGACTCGTCCTTTTCTTGGTCAAGGAATGAACGGAGGCGTTTCGTGCTGACGACCGCACCGAGGATCGTCATCCGGGTTGGTTGCTCTGCGTCTTCACACGCATCCAAGATGCTCTCGCGCAGGTCGCGGGTTTCGATCTGCACATCGACGTACTGGAGGGCCGTCTCGTGAGCGACCGCCTTCCAGCGGTCACGGTCGTCGGTCAGGACGACAAGTTGGTCGCGGAGGTCCCGGGCCTCGGGGTCGATGACCACGGGGGGGTCGCCGAGGAGAGCGCGGTCGATCGCGTCCATGTGGGCTTCTAGTGCCACATTGCGCGCTGGGGCGTACAGGGCTAGTGCCTCGCGACGGGTTCGCTGCGTCTCGACAATGCGTGCGCGGAGGTCCGCCAACTGCTGCTCTAGATGATCGATGCGTTGGCGGTCGGCCCCAAAGATCGGGCCGGTGACCATCTTGCGCCGCATGTCTGCCGTGGTGATCTGGTAGCCGCTCACGATCCCGGCTCCCTCGATGTCATTCACTCGGAGCCCCCGGCGCAACCAGTCGAGCATGGCGTTGGGTGGGGCGCCCGACAGTAGGGACACGGCTCCGCGTCGACCTCACGGGCGAGCAGGGCCCCGAGCCGTACATCCACGCGATGGAGTCGTCCCGAAGTGGGCGCCGCTCGGGTTGCGCGGGGAGTAGTCGCCCGAGGTTGGTCGCGCAGGTCGTCGGCCTTCTTCTCGGCCTCGTGCTGCTTCATCAGGTGGATGGTCACGTCGGCCACGGTCGGGACGGCCGCGATGCGGTCGGCGAGAATCGAGTTGATGGCGTCCTGAAGAAGGCCGCCCTCCTCGCAGTCCTCGTCGCAGTAGTCGCCGTGATCGTGCACCAGGGTCCGCATCTTCCGGGTTTCCAGCAGGTGGGTGATGGACTCCCACTCGGTCAGGGTGAGCGTCGTGGCGGTCATCGAGTCTCCTTGAGCTTGTCGTAGCAATGTGTGTAGCAATCTGTAGCCATCGTAGGCCACCGACAACCATCGGAAAACCCTGTCAATACGGGGGTTTCGGGGTGATCCACGGTCCTAAGTATACGCCTTAAAAGCGAAACAGTGCGGGTTCGAATCCCGCCGGGGGCACGGGATCACTAGGACCAATGTAGCCATCTGGTGAGCCATGTGCTCCGCGAGAGCCGCTCACGCCCGCCACTCCTCGCGGAAGTCGGGGTGGCTGCGGCCGTGGTGAACCGCCCCGCCTGGACCAGCGAGCGTCCGGCGCAGGTCGCGCGGACGTGGCCGCCCATCCGCAGTAGGCGCACGACGTCGCGAAGAGGTTGCAGGTGCCTGCCTCGTGGGCGGCGAGCGTCGCCGTGTTGGTGAGAGTGATGCTCATCGCGCGTACCTCTCTAGGAATTTGCGGACGGCCTCGCTGACCGTCTCGCCCTTCTCGTCAGCCCGCACCTTGGCGCGGTCCCACAGGTCTTCGGGCACTCGCAGCATTCGCTGCACCATCGGCTTTTTGCGCATGGCTAGAGTATAGACGAACGTATCGACATGCGCTACGCTCGCAGCACACCAACCACCAGGGGGAACCCAATGACCACCATCGCCCGCATGATGATCATGATCATCACCGCACTGGCCCTCGCCGCGGTCCCGTCGACCGCACAGGCCGCGCAGCCCAGGACGTGGAAGCCGTGCCTCACGAGCGCCACCATGAACTGCGTCTGGGACGCGAAGCACATGGGCAGGTCGAGCGACATGGGTCGGCAGTCCTTCATCCGCTGGCAGCAGGGTCCGGACGCCAACTACAAGGTGATCCTCAGGTTCGTCAGCCACGAGCAGGCGCACAGGCTGCTGATGAAGCGGTTCGGCGAGCGCTGACGGAACGCCAAAACGCCCCGCCTCCCGTTTTTTGAGGGAAGCGGGGCGTCTCTACGTGCTGCTGGGGGCGCTAGCGGTTGCGGACTCGCACCGTGAGTGTCTGGTCTCGCTCCTTGCCCTGATCCGTCGTGATGTGGTTGACCACCGAGTAGGACGTGTCCAGCGTGCCGCCGGTGAGCCAGACCGTGGTGGTGGTGTCGGTGAACGACGACGCCGGGGTGGTCTCCGTGATCCCGGCGGGCACGGTCCAGGTCGAGGCGGTGATGGTCTCGCCGTCCTCGAGCCAGGTCGACCAGTCGTTGCCGATGGGGAGCACGTCCGCCGGGTCTCGCAGGTAATCGCTGCCGCTCATGTGACCTCCGTGACGTAGGAATCTGCGGGGACGAGGTAGGTGTAGGTGTCGGCCGCGACGGTGGTGACGTAGGAATCTGCGGGGACGGTGTAGCGGACGACGCCCGTAACCGTGCCACCGACAGTTCCGGCAGCCGTGATGGCGACCGTTGCCGCGAGTGCGCTGCCGCCACTGCTGGCCACAGAGCCGGCCGCGAGCATCTGCGCAGTGGCGATGATCGAGGCCAGGGAGGATGTGGCTACCCGACCGGCCGACGCGACCGTGGCTGTGGCTGCGATGGACGCGCCGGATGCAATGCCTGCGTCCACGGTACCGGCGGCGGTGACAGTCCCGGTCGCGGCGATGCTCGCACCGGTGGACGTGTCGACGACGCCAGCAGAGGTCAGCGTGGCCGTGGCAGCGAGTGGTGCGCCCGAGGACAGCCCGGATGTCACGGTTCCTGCGGCTGTGACAGTGGCGGTCGCTGCCAGGGAGGCACCGGTGGCCGTGCCGACGACACCGGTGGCAGTGAGGGCGGCGGTCTCCGCGAGGCTCGCGCCGCTCGATGTGCCGACGTGGCCGGCGGAGGTGATCGTGTCGGTGGCGGCCAGCGTTGCGCCCGAACTGCCCCCTGCGGTGACGGTGCCAGCGGCCGTGACGGTCGCCGTCGCAGCCAGGGAAGCACTCGAGGATGTGCCCACGGCCCCCGCTGCGGCGACGGTGGCGGTCTCCGTGAGCGCGGCCCCGGTCGAGGTGCCGACGAAGCCCGAGGCGGCGATGACGACCGTTGCAGCCAGCGCCGCCGTGGCAACCTTGCCGACGACTCCCGCAGAGGTCACGGCGGCTGTGCTCGCTGCCGAAGCGGTGCCGTTGTAGTTGGTGGGCCCGCCACCCGGAGCGGCGACGGCGACCGTGAACTGTGTCTGCTGCGTGGATATGACGGCCCCGGTCGCACCGAAGTCCTTGGTCCCGGTCGCAGACCCCGACGTCAGCAGGACGGTCGCCATCGACTGAGAGTTGTACGACGTGGTGACGTCGGCCTGCTCGGTCATCCCGGTCGGCGGGGTGTAGGTGCGGGTGTTGTTGTTCTGGTCCCCGGTCGCCCAGCAGATCAGGAAGTCGTCCGCGGTGGTCGGCGTCACGGACGGGGCGGTGTCGGTGGTGCTGTTGTCCAAGGCCGACACGAGGGTCGGGGTGCCCTCCGCGTCGCGCAGGGTGATGCACGACAGCGTGCAGTCCGCGCCGTTGCCGTGCTCGAAGGTGTAGGAGGTCCCCTCGGATGCCCCGGCGATCTTCTGATAGATCTTCCGGTGACCGCCCTGATTGCCGCCCTCGTCGTGCCCGGTGACCAACGTCCACCCGGCGGGGGCGACCAATGCCGCATAGGAGCCCCAGTCGACGGCTTGGCAGACGAGCATCAGGTCGTTCTCGGCGGTCCCGGTGGGCTTGTTGACCGACTTGGACGTCCCGCCGGACCCGGATCCGGTGGTCGGGGTGCCGACGATGCTGATAGCCATCAGGCCCCCCAGTCAGCATTCATCGCTTCGCCCCACAGGTACAGGAACTCGCGCCGAGGAGGGGAGACGTTCGTCTCGGCGTTCTCCCCGGGCAGGACCGCGACGTCACTCCACGCGCCGTTCGGAGCCTGCCAGCGGCACGAGCCGCGACGCGTGGAGGTGTTGACCAGCCGCACCCGCACCACGGTCGGTGACGACCTGCCGCGCGGGTCCGTGGTGGACTGCGTGTCCTCCACGACGGCGATGACCTGAAAGACCCCGGTGGCGTCGGAGGCCTGCGAGACCAGCTGATCCCGCTCGGCCATCGTCCGACCCTAGGCCGCGATCGGCGTGATGGCGATGGACAGCGAGGTCAGGGTGAAGGTGTTCGTGTCCACCCACGCTTGCGAGTCGGTGAGCGCGGCGGATCCCTTGAAGGTGCCCGCAGCTGCTGCTGACCAGAGTGAGATGTGGGTGAGCGTCTCGGTGGTGGTGACGTTCGTCCACGCCTCCTCGATGGCCGTCATGGCCTTGGAGCCAGCGGAAGCCGCGGCCATCGTCGCCTGCTTGCGAGTCGTGTCCCCGGCAGCCGCGTTCGACGCGCCGGCCGCGCCCGGGTCGCCGACGCCCAGCTTGACGAAGAGGCTCGCCGTGGCGTAGTCGGTGTCCAGCCAGTTGTTGACGATGCCGACAGCAAGGCCTGTGGTCATGACGGGTCTCCTTCGGTGAGTGCGGCGACTTCGTCCGCGGTGAGGTGCATGGTTGCCTCGACGGGCGAGGCCGAGATGAGGTTGCCGTCCTTGTCGCGGACTTCGCCGACGGCCTTGATGACGACCTCGAACATCTGCGTCATCAGGCGTCCTTCCGGCCGAAGATGCCACGCTCGCCGACGTTGGTGAGCAGGGACAGCAGCGCGCCACCGAGAGCCATGCCGCCCATGAGGGTCCAGTCCACGGCGAGCGCGTTGACCTGCTGGGACTCGACGGCGACCGAGAGCAGCGCCGCCTGTGCGGCGGTCTTCACGGCCCGGTCCACGAGGTCGGTGTAGTAGGCGGACAGGTTCATTGGGACTCCTCGGGTTCGACGGTGAGTAGGTGGTGGGCCAGCCAGGACGAGCCGGCCCCGATGCCGATGGTGATGAGCGCGCGGCCGGCCGGGGTATCTGCGCGGAGTGCGGCGCGGATGTTGGGGCTCGCGGTCCACGGATTGCGGTCAGGGTGCGACAGTCCCCACATCTCGACAGCGAGGCCGACGCCGAAGAAGCCAGCCCAGAAGCGGGCGGGGGTCATGGCAGGGCCAGCCGCACGCGGATGGATGGGTGCGTCACGCGACCGCTGCCGGTGCGCGGACCGACCCACGTCTGTAGACACTCGATGCCCTCGGAGACGAGGATGCGGTCGGGGCCGTGCTTCCACACGACGAGCAGGCCAGCGACGCGCCAACGACCGGGGCGGTTGCCGTCAATCGCGACCACGCACAGGCGGCCCATGCGGTGCTCCTCGATCACGACGTTGCGCAGCTTGCGATGCCACACGTTCCACAGCAGGCGGCGCTCCTTGCGGAACGTGGTCGGCTTCCACCGTGGAGCCCATGCGGAGTTCACGGCGTGCCCGCTGATGAACGACACCTCGCGGCCGCCGATCTCCAAGGTCGTCACGAGGATGTCGCGCCGGGGCGACGGCGGGCGGGTGCTCGAGCGGTGGACCAGGATGCGCCGCGTCTCCACGACGTGGAAGCGGGGACGCCATGACGCGGTCATCCGGTAATTGCGCTCAGGGAACCAGTGCGCCATCCGGCCGAGCCGCTTCCGCAATGCGCGCTTGTCGTGCGGCGCCTCGCAGGTCAGGACGACATCGCCGCCCTGTGTGGGCAGTCCGTCGCCGTCCAAGTTCTGAAAGACGACGTCGACCGTGGTGCGGGGCATGGCTACGGCCGAAGCCCGTCGCGGATCTTGCGGAGTCGGTCGGCAGCCCACGTGCGGCCAGCCTTGCGGGCGAGCTTGATCGCGACGGTGATGGCCTTGCGGGTCGGCTTGGTCGACGGCCGCATGAGGGCGACGTACTCCGCGAAGAAGGCGTCCCACGGGAAGGCGGCGCCCGGGTCGGAGCGGCGGGCAGGGTCGCGGTCGGCGTGGCTGATGAAGCCGGGGAGTCGGCGCTCCGAGTCGGCGCGGCTGATGCGGAAGACGGGGACCGTGACGCCGTGCTCGCGACGGAGCCACTTCGCAGCCTCGGCGGCAGCGAGCGCGCCCTGGTGGATCATCGCGGCCCGGCGCTCGGGACTCATGCCCGCCCAGCCGACCGCCTTGCACGCGAACGAGATGTGGATGGCGAACGGGTTGGAGCCGGTGCCATCGCCGAAGGCCTCCGCGTCGAACGGCACGAGGCGCACGGTGGAGTCCGTGTCGGCCAGCGTGTGGTAGGAGCCGTAGTCCGAACGGTTGGCGATGAAGCGCGCCACGTCCTCCGCGCCAGAGTCCTCGCCGATCATGTCGAGAGCGGACTCGGCGGTGTGGACGACGATCAGCCCGGACGGCGTCACGCGGCGCGGTCGGCGGAACTGCCGCACCTTCGGCGGGTGGGTCTCAAGGTAGGTGGGCATGGCGATTGCTCCCTTGCGGGCCGGTGGTGCGGAGTGGGGGTGGGTCAGGAGCCGATGACGCTCGGCAGGTAGCCGCCGAGCACGCCGCCGACAGCAGCAGCGAAGCCGGACGCGATGTAGACCTTGCGCTCGACCGCGCCCAGCCGGAGCTTGATGGCCTCAACCTCGGCCTTCTGATCCGACTCGCGCCGGGCGGCGTCTGCATCGCGACGCAGCGCCGCCTCCTTCAAGTCGGCCTGCCGCAACGCCGCCGCCTCATCGCGCGCCAGCACCTGTGTCACGAGCTCGGTCAGCGTGTTGACCTTCGCGTAGATCTCGGTGGGCGTGATGACGACCGAGCCCTCGGGGATGGGGTTCGACATCACGCAGCCGCCGCTGCCTCGTAGGTGCCGTTCACGATCAGCGTCACACTCGCGCCGATCACAGACGTGTTGTCGTATTTCCAGACGTACGCTGTCGCCGTCGAGACCAGGTACGCCTGACACATGGCGCCGCCACCCGCGAAGACCCTGCCGGAGCCAAGCTGGCGATTGGCGGCCTGCGCGAGGGTGGGGACGGTGAACCCAACGGCGCCCGACCCCGAGCCCACGGTCGTTATGGTGATGACGACGCTGACATGCACGGTCGTGCCTATCCTGATGTAGCGGCCCGACCCGGATGCTGTGGTGAATGTCCCCGACCCGGCAGTGATGGTCGGGGTGTACGGCGTCCAGGCTTGCGGCAGATACGAGTTGAGTTGCGCGGCCGTGAGCACGGTGCCAGCAGACCAGGTCATCAGCGTCTCCTTGTATCAAGTAATGGGCTCACAGATTGCCCTCGCTTACCCACGTGCCGGGGGTGCCTGCGACGGTGCAGACCCAGGCCTTCGGCTGTCCTACCGCGGGGACCGAGCGGATGACGCGTTCCCCGACCTTGTGGGTGCCCGCGGTAGGAGCGGCGGTCCCCCTGTAGTGCTTCGCGCCGCCGACCACTACATAGGTGTTCGGGAAGGACGCGCCGCCGACGAACACCGTGGCGAGATTGTCAGAGACAAGGTTCGTCTGCCCTGAGGGCGAGTAGATCTGATCCGTCACGGTCGACGTACACCGATTGTGAGTGACGACGTTGGTCGAACAAGCGGTGCGGATGTCGTTGGTGGAGAAGCCGTTCAGGACGTTGCCGGAGATCACGCACCCCGATGCGCCGCCGTTGGCGATGAGGTTGATCCCGTAAGGCGCATCGGCGCCGGCGTAACCGAGGATGTCGTTGCCGATGATCCGATTGCCCCGGGTCCCTATGACCGTATTGGCAACCTCGATGGCGCCGACCGTTGTGACAGACGCCGACGACATCGCGATGTAGTTTCCCTGGATCAACACGTGGCCGCCGTAGGCGGTGCCGTTGTTTATGATCCGTATCCCCGCGAGGTGAATGAAGTCGATGATGCAGTTGGCTATCTGGTAGTTGGCGAACCCCGGCGCGTCGACTCCGTAGTCCCCACCGAACAGAAGTGCGCCGATAATCATGTAGCCCTCGCTGACGATCGGCGTGGTGTCGGCTCGGGACACCTGTCCGTTCAGCCGGATGCAAACCGATCCTGCAAGGCGTGCGGCGCTACCGTTGTTGACCACCCAGTTGCCCGCAAGTACCTGGTTGTTCACGCTCAGGCCGTAGGAGTCCAGCCCGATCAACCCAAACGCCGTCTGGACATTGTCGAATACCGAGGTCCAGAGCCAGTTGGCCTGAATCGCAGTCTCGAAACCGTCGATGAATATGTCCCGGTAGACGTGTCGGCTGGGGCGGTTCCCGGTGTCGCCAAGAATGGTGATGCCGATGTGGTCGTTCACGGTTGTCGTGTACGGAGTGGGCTGGCGCAGACGTAGGCGCTGAATGGAAACGTCCCCGACGCCCGCGGCAACGGTCACGGCGCTGCACCCGCTCGCGGAGATGACGGTGTTGCTCATCCCCGAGCCGATGATCGTGACAGCCTTGGTGATGGACAGGGGTGTGGTGATGGTGGCGCTCTCCACTACGACAGTGCTGCCAGCGGGGGCGTCATCCAGGCACGCCTGAATGGATGCGTAGTCCGCTGCGATGAACTGCTTGCCGTCGCCCTTCGCCACATAGGTCAAGGCGGAAGTCCCGGCCGCTGGCAAGACTGCGAGGAGGTTGTCCCGTACCTGAGCGTTGAGCATGGCGGCGGTGACAGTCTCCCCGTCGCTCCATGTGCGCGGCTCAGTCCAGGCCATCGAGGGCTCCTTAGTAGGCTAGGACGTTGTCGCTGTCGAGGGTTCCTCGATCGGCGTCGTCCAAGATGAAGGTGTCGAGCGCAGGCGACGTTGGGGACAGGTTGAAACTGATCTCGTAGGACTCGGGGCCGATGGTCTCGGTGTAGCCCTCCACGAAGAAGCTCGCGTGACCGTCGCCGAGCACGGACCCCACGCCGAGCGCGTCCTCACCCAGGTCCCAAGCGTCGTAGCCTTCCGGCGCCTGGGTGGGCAGGCTCTCCACTCCCAGCACGTCGCCCACGGTGATCCCCAGCAGCGTCTGGGCGGAGGGGGTGAGGCCTTGGTGTGCGAGCACGTCGACGGTCAGCGAGGGGACGCGCATCCGGGGCTCGGCGTAGGAGGCGATCAGCCATGCAGCCTTCTCGCCGAGCGGCTCGTAGGAGTCCGCGACCGACGTTGCCGAACTGGTCGCAACCCCGTACTCGTTGCTCGAGGCAGTGTCGACGGCCCGGGCGCTCTCCCCGGTCGTCGGGTTGTCGACCGTGATGTCGTTGGCCAGCGTCGAGCGGTCGAGGCGCGGGGCGTAGTCGGCCCCGACGTGCTGGGATGGCGCGTCGAGGATCGCGGCGGCCGTCTTCAGGTAGCGGTGGGAGCGGTTGTGGAACTTGATCTCGCCGTCGGGTCCGTCGAACAGGACGCCACCCTCGGTGGATTCGCACTCACGCAGCATGTCGATCGCACTCGCGCCGCTGGTCTGCTGGTAAGTCATGGTCTCGTCGCCGGTCTCGGCGTCGACCTCGGCAGAGGCCACGCCCACCCACTCGAGGATCCGCAGTAGGCGCTGGTCGGTGCGCTCGCCAACGAAGCCGTCAGCGGCGCCCGCCATGGCGGCAGCCGCGAGCGACTCGATCGGCGAACTGTTCGCGTCGAAGTAGGCCACGTGTGACAGGACGCCGGTCAGGAGCCGCCCGACCTCCAACTCGGTGGCGGCAGAGCCCGCAGTCCAGGTCTCCGTGCCGACACTCAATCCGTCCACGAACAGTTCAGCATCCCCCACATCGTTGCTCAGAGTGAAGGTGACGTCGTGGGTAGCGCCGTCGTTCAGGTTTGGGCCAGTGATGAACGTGTCGTCAGCGTGACTGGCCGTCACCACCCCCGAGGGTTCGATGGCGAGTACGACCGGGTCGCCATCGGCGGCATAGATCTTGGCCGGGATCGCCACGGCACCCGGCAGTGCGTCGAGTTTAACGGTGAGGTGGATCGCGTGCGGCGCTGTCGCTGGCAGTGCCGTCGTTAGGTACTGGCCGGCTGCGAACGTGGCGGCCGTGAGTCCGTCAGTCCCGGGCCCGGTCGCCTCGCCGAAGACCACGGCCGTTCCCGAGCCAGTAGAGAGCAGGCGGCCACCCGCATTCCCCGACGAGTCCACGGCGGCCGTTGAGCCGGACGGGTCGCCCATCGTGTAGTAGCGGGCCGGACTGTAGGAGGGGATCTGCTCCTCGATCATCGACTTCAGCTTCTCAGTCAGCCCCAGCCGAGCCATGCGCGACGTCGCCAGGATCGTCACCTTCGCGTAGGCGTCCGAGCCGTCCCACTCGACCGGCCACTCGTCGATGAAGCCCACGAACCGGACCGACTCCGAGCCGCCCGGGGGTGTCACCTTCACGCGGATTGGGCGGCCGATCTTCACGTTCGGGTAGTACGGCGACCCCGACCGGAGAGCGGTGAAGCGGCCGTCGCTGTTGTCGAGAGTCAGGGTCAGGTCGTTGGCGTCCGCGGTGGAGAGTTCGTCCTGCCGACCGAACGTGATGTCGATGCCGTCCGCCAGCTCGACGTAGTCCGACACGTCGGTCCACGTGCGCGAGGCCGCGGGCGTGACGTAGCCGCTGTCCCAGGCGATCTCCACGACCACGTCCGGCATGTAGTTGCTGACCATCAGTCCAGCTGCAGTTTCTTGTTCTTGGACTTCTTGAGCTTCAGCAGTGAGGCGTGCAGCACCTTGCCGTCGAGGACCAGTTGGATGACGGTGTTCTTGTCCTGCTGCTCCATGAGCTCCTTGAGCTTGTCGCGGATCCCGTCCGCCAGCTTCACGTCACGCTCGGCCGCGGCGATCTGCTCGCCCATCACCGCGTCAGCCGCAGCGAGACCGGCCGCGGTGAGCGCTGCCTGAGTCGCGGCCTGGTTCGCGTTGACCGCGGCGATCTGCTCGTCGGTGGCGGACGCCAGCAGATGGATCTGATCCATGCCCGACTGGCCCGACGCGATCAGCTCGTTGATCATGTCCTTCGACAGGCCCTTGTCGATCAGCGCCTTCACGTCGGCGCTCAGCGTCTCGGCCCTGCCGCGCTGACCCGCACTGTGGTCGACCAGCGTCTGGGCCGTCGCGGGGTTGTCGGCGTCGCCCATGTCGGCGCCGAAGACCGACGACGCGAACCCCCGGAAGGAATCCACGATGGACTTCCGCTTGTCGAGCAGGGTCGCCAGCTTGTCCTGCTGCTTCTTGATGTGCGCGGTGATCTTCTCAAGGACGGTCTGGAGCTTCGACTTCTTCTTCTCGATGCCCGAGATGAGGCCCTCGATCAGCGCCTCACCAGCAGGCTTGAGCAGGATCTTGTCCTTGTCGAGCGGGCCCTTCCAGTCGGGGATCAGCTTCGTGACCGACTGGAGCTTCTCCTTCAGGTACTCGACCTTGGCCATGATGCCGTCGATGAGTCCCTGGATGATCGACGAGCCCGCGCTGTAGAGCGTCTTGCCCACGGAACCGAGCGCGCCGAGCACCTTGCCCGGGATCTCGGACACGGTCTGGATCACGTTGCCGATCTTCTGAGCAACGCCCGTCGCGAACTTGGCAACATCCTTCACGCCGCCAACGAAGGCAGCGCCCACGGCGTACACCTTGCCGATGATCTTGGCCAGCACCTCGATCACGTCAAGGATGACCGGGACCAGTTTCGACAGCAGGAACCCGGCGAACTGGATCACGGGCGGCAGTACCTTGCCGAGGATGGCCGAGGCCAGGTCGAGCACCTTGCCGACAACCTTGGAGATCGTCGGCCACCATTTCTGGAAGCGGTCGATGATGAGCATCAGGGTCGGCAGCAACCTGGACTTGAAGGTGTCGACCAGTTGCTCGAAGACCGGACGCAGGTTGTTGCCGACCTTCTGAGCGATGGAGATGACGGTCTTGATCACAGACTCGATCGCACTGCGGACCTTCGCGAAGATCGACGGCCCCTCAGTGCCGAGCTTCTGGAAGATCGGCAAGACATGCTTGCTGATCCAGTCGCCAATGCCCCGCAAGGCCGGCAGCACCTTGGTCTGAATCCAGTCGCCCAACTGTTGGAACTTGGGCAGGAGGTTGGTCTGGAGCCAGTCGCCAAGCTTCTGCATCGCGGGCAGGCCTGTGGTCAGTATCCAGTCGCCCACAGCGGTGAACGCGGGGACCAGCCCCATCACGACCTTGTCGCGGACCTCCTTGAACACCGCCGACAGCTTCGCCTGCGTGGAGAGTAGTGGAGAGCCGCCCTTGGCGAACGCGTCCTGCGCATCCGTCGACTTCTCCATGATCAACGTCTGCGTGGCCTGTGCCTTCGCCTGCGCCAGCGCCTCGCCCGTCAGATCCTTCTGCCCCTGCTTCAGCAGTTGGGCTTCGATCTCGGCCGCGCTGATCGAGATGCCGAGCGCCTTCAGTCCGTCGGTCTCGCCGAGCATCGCCTTGGCCAGCACATCACTAGCCTCGGCCGTCGAGACCGTGCCGCCAGACCATTGCGACAGCGCGCCCGACAGTCCGACCACGTCGGTCGACATCTTCGCGGCTTCCTTGCGGGTGAAGCCCATGGGAATCAGGAGGTCGCCGAAGTTCGCGGCGAGCCCAGTGGCCTCTCCACGGGTGAGGCCCATGGCGTGCGCGGACTTGTCGGCCCACTTCTCCACGGCGCCGATCTGCGAGCCGAACACAGTGTCGGCCTTCGCGGCCATCTGCTCGAGCTTGGCGCCATGGTCAAGCACGTACTTGCCGCCAGCGACAGCAGCGACGCCTACTGCCGCGAATCCAATGGCGGCAGCCTTGCCAACCTTGCCGAGGACGCCGCCCAGCTTGGACGACTTGCCCTCGACACCGCTGATCGTGTTCTGGAGGCTCTTATCCTTGCCGAGGAACTCGATGGTGATCTTCCGACCGGCCACGGTCCACCCCCTCGACTACTTGGCTAGCGATGCCTGCATCTGCGCGCGGTACTCGGAGACCTCGCGGAACGTCATCTCGTCAATGTCGGCGGGACGTAGGCCGTAGAACTTGGTCAGGGCGGGCAACTCCTTGAGGAGCGCCCGCCTCAGGCTTCCGGGTCCGGCTCCGCCTTGCCCGGCGTCGACACGTCGAAGCCGTCACTCAGGAGCTGGGCGTAGGTGACCTCGACGTCGTCGAAGCGCACCATCTCGCCGGCAATGCGGCGGGCCAGCCATACGAACGCCGAGAGGAGATCCACGTCGGGATCCACGGCGAGCTGGCCGATCAACTGCATAGGGCCGCAACCGAGCTTCGACCGGAGTTCGCGTGCCATCGGGGAGGTGATGTCTCCGAGGCGGACGTCGAAGGTCTCGCCGTCGAGGACGATGCGGAGGCCCTGGTCGAGCGCACTCTCACGGCTCTCCTCGGTCTTGCGGGTGACCTTGCGGGCGGCCGTCGGGCGGGAGGGGGTCGTCATCGCATGCCGTTCTTTCTCATGATGTCGTCGAGGCGCTCGACGTAGGTGGATTCGATCTCGTCGGCGTTCTGCCGGATGGAGGGGTAGACGAAGTAGCCCGTCCGGCCGAGGTGTGGTTTGAACTGCTGTGTGGTGGGTCGCCCTTGCCCGCCGAACTCCGCGCCGGCCGCGAACGGGTACGCCGCGCCGCCGAGCGACACGGCCGCGCCTGCCTGCGTCTTCGTGGCCTTGATGGTCGGGGCGACCTTGGCCGCCACGCCCCCGAGGCCCTGCGCGATGGACTGGGCATCGCCGGCCACCATGGAGCCAACCTCGAAGTTGGCCGCCTTCAGTTCCTTCTGAACGTCCGGCCCGAGAGCCTTCAGCGCCTTGTTTAGTTCCTTGAGACCGGTGACCCTGACGCCCTGAGACGTGGCGTTGATCTTCGCCATATCAGGGAGTCGCGTCGGCCGTGACGTAGGTGACCTCGACGGGCGAATTGGTGCCGTCGTAGCGGACCACGCCCGAGAGTTCCTGCGTGATCGCGTCGGTCCCCTCGGTGGCGCCGGACCACTCGTCGAACCGGGCGGCCGCGAGCGAGACCGAGAACTCGGGGTAGAGCGTCGAGCCCAACAGGGTCGGGCCACGCCAGACGCCCGTGACCGCAGCCAGCGCGCCGGCCCGGGTCAGCGACGCCGCGCGGTTGCGGTTGTCCAAGGAGTCGAAGTCCGCAGAGATCGAGAACGACGCCTCACGCCGCGAGGACGTCGGCTCCTTCTTCAGCGGGTTGGCGCGGATCTGCCTGCGGTCCACGTCGAGGCCGTTGTCGACCTCGAGCGAGAACTCCGTCACGTCGTAGTTCGAGCCGCCGATCGTGACGAACCCACCCACCCAGGAGAACGGCTCCATGCTCGCCGCGTACGACGCCGACGCAAGCGCCACAGCCGTCGACCACGTCTGGAAGTCGCAGTCGAGATCCAGCAGGAGGTTGCCATCCACCGAGTTCGACAGCGTCCACTTGGCGATCTTGCCGCCCGAGTACGTGAACGCCTGGTCCGTGCCGGACGGGTGGAACGGGCGGTTCACCTGCGCGGTGAACGACTCCCCGAGCAGCTCGCCCTCGCTCGCGGTGTGCGTGTAGACCACCGTCTCGGCGGGGCCCGACGTCACGACCGCGTCGCCCATCATGTGGTTCAGCCAGAAGCCGAACCCCTTGGTCATCGCGGTCATCTGGATCGTGCCAGCCGCGCCGCCGATCCACGGGGTGAACCGGTCGTTCCGCACGAAGCCCGAGCCGACACGGAGGGGATCGCCCTCGGTGCGGCCATAGGTCTCGCTGATGTTCTCCGACTCATACTCGAAGAAATCGGTCACGGCGCCATCGGGAGTCCCGTAGACGGCCTCACTCTTCACGCCCATCTGATGGTCCATGGCGCCCATTGCAACTCCTAATATGGTTGGTCTATACTTGGGATATGAATCACGCTGACAAGGTCCGCCGCGGGCGCGAGATCGCCCTGAAGCACGGCGTGGAGATGCGAGACAGGTATGAGGCGGGAGCGTCGACCCAGGCGCTCGCCGATGAGTACGGGGTAACGAACGCCACGGTGTGGCGAACCATCCGGGCCAACGGCGGCGGGATGCGAGGGCGGAACCCCGGCGTGCGGAAGGGCAAGCAGGTGGTCGCCGAGCGCGGCGCGGAGATCGCGCGCGACTACATGGCAGGCGAGACGCTGCAGGTGGTTGCCGACCGGTACGGGGTCACACTCTCCACCGTTGCCAAGGTGGTGCGTGCCCACGGTGGGGAGGTGCGCAAGCGTGGATTCGGGTCCAACCCTGACAAGTTCCGTGGGCCGGGCAATCCCAGCTGGAAGGGTGGGACCTTCATCAAGGACGGGTATCGCCAGATCTGGCTAGCCCCGTCCGACCCGCTGCACTGCATGACCACTAGGGGGAGGTATGCCCCGGAGCACCGGATAGTCATGGCCCGCACGATCAAGCGCCCACTGGACTCCACGGAGACCGTGCATCACATCGACGGGGACAGGCTGAATAACTCGATCGAGAACCTGCAACTTCGGACGGGGCAGCATGGGAATGGAGTGCACTTCCGCTGTCACGACTGTGGATCGCAGAACGTGGGGCCCGTGCAGCTCTAGTCGATGACGCCGTCCTGGTCGGCGTCGAGCGGATCGCCGTTGCGCTTGCTGCCCTCGATGGGCTTCTTGTCCGCCGGCTGCCAGTTGGTCTTCTGCTCGCACAGGCTCTTGGCGAGCGCGGCCGACACCTCGACCTCGCCGCCCTGCTTCACGACCTGACCCGCCACGTCGACGGCGTCGTGCTTTCCGACGTACTTCACTCGTGCCATGTCACTTCTCCATCAGGTGAGGCGGGCGGTCCAGCGGACCTTGTAGGTGAGCAGCGAGCCGGTGCCGCCGTCGAGCCCGGCATAGTCGGCTTCCCACGACTCCACGACCAGGGACAGCAGGCCGTCGACGCCGAGCTCGTTGGACTTGCGGGCTGCGAGGTAGTCCTCACACGCGCCACCGATCGCAGCGGCGCGTAGGTCGGCGTCGTAGGAGTCGCCGCCGATGTACTGGACCGCGATCGTGAGGTCGAACACACCGTTCTCGTTGCGGTGGTTCCTGCCCGACCGCAGAGCGGCCGGCGGAGTGTCCGCACGAGACCGGCCCGTGTAGACCTTCTCCGTGGTGGTCGAGCCGAACGGGTAGCCGTAGGAGACCTCGACGTCGCGCTCTGGGGCGGTGGAGCCGTTGAAGTCTGCGAGGCCGGCCAGGTGGGTGGTGAGTCCGTCTGTGACGGCCTTGCGGACCGTGGGTCCGATCGTGGAGACCGGCATCAGGGGTACGTCACTGTATTCAGGGAGCGCGCGTAGCCCATGATCACGGCGTCAACCTCGGGGTAGCCGGTCGGACGCTCAACGCCGGCGATGGCGTACTGGGTCGTGCCGCCCATGTCGTTCGTCATCGACGTCTGACGGGCGTTCATGTCGCTGTTCGAGTTCGACGCGATGAGCCGCCAGCGGGTGGCCAGCAGCGCCGCCTCCTTGACATCGTCCGGCACTGCCGAGGAGTAGCCCGCCTCATAGGTCACGGCGATGTTCTGCACGCCCGCGGACCAGTGGTTCGGCGTCGTCGAGGACGCGGTCGAGAAGCGACGGACGATGCCCGCGTCGACACGCATGCTGTCGGTGACCGCGGTCCCGTTCTCGGTCGCTGACGTCACCGACAACACGTGAGGCTTGTTCAGGAGGATCCCGTAGGACCCGCCGTCGTGCCGCTCGTCGGTGACCGTGCGGGCGATGAACGAGGTCTTCACGACACGCTCGATGATGCCCACCACGTAGGCCGCTGCGGCCTCCTTGCGGGCGTCCGTGTACCGACCCTCGCCCATGTTCGGCAAGGCGTTCAGCTCGACGAGCGTGAAGTATTCGGGCACGGTCAGTCCTTCGACGCCGTCTTCTTGGCGACCGGGCTGACGTTGCGCTTCTCGCCCGGAGCGGCGGTGGCCTGCTCGACACCGGCAGCACGCGCGGCGGCAACCTCGACAGGCTCGAAGTAGGACTCGCGACCCTTGACGACGGGGTCGTTGCCGTTGACCAGTCGACCCGGGTTGTACGACTCGACCGCGCCGTTGCGGAAGTCCACGAACGCGGAGATGCAGCGGAGATATGCCATGAGGTGTGACTCCCTTGGTTGTGAAGGTGGTGAGGTGGTGCACGGAGCGCAGGGGGTCTCGTGGACCCCCTGCGCTCCGTGGCCAGTGCCTACGCGGCGCTCTCGACGTCGAGCATGCGGAAGGCGTCGTCGTTCACGCTGTCCGCGCCCATGCGGGTGTGGGCGTACCAGCCACGCTGGCCCGAAGGCCGGTTCGTGGTGGTGTGGAACAGGTGAGGGATGAACTCGACGGTCATCCCGATCCGGTCGGCGATCACGTAGTTCTCGAGGTCGCCGAAGATCAGGATGAAGTTGGACACGGCGCCGGTCGTGGTGACGACCCCGTCCATGCCCTCAGACTCCAGGACTTCCCGGCCGAGCAACTGCTCGGGACGGTCGCCGTTGAGGTTGGCCCAGAAGCCGCCGCCGCCGCCGGTGTCGAACGCCCGGATCAGGGTGTAGATGGAGTTGTTCGCGAGCCACGACGCGTTGGCGCGGTGTCGAGCCGGCAGCGCGTTGTAGATCGACCGCACGTCCGCGATGGCGAACGTGTCGTCGGTCGCGGCGTCGATCTCCGAGGCGGTGCCGGTGAGGGCGACCACGAGACCGAACGGCTGGCCGGAGCCGGTGCCGGTGGCGAAAGCCGTGGCCTCCAGCGTGTCCTTGCCGAAGGCGAGCAGACGCCCGACCTCCTGCGCGACGTTGGCCTCGTCCTGCATGGCCTCGATCGAGATCGGCACGAAACCGGCCGCCTTGTGGACCGTGATGGCCGGCTGGGCGAACGTGGTCGTGTCGTCGCTGACCTCGGCGCCTTCCGCGTCCCACGACCAGGACACCGCACCCGAGGACACGCCGTTCCAGACGTCACCGGTGGCGACGACCTGGCGGGCCTTGGAGCGGATGTCGTTGCGCGAACCGGCCGAGGTGATGATGACGGTCGGGTCGAGCTGGAACGGGACGAGGAATCCACCGGCAGTGTCGGTGAGCGACATGGCACGGAAGGACTCGACGGCCTGGAGGGCGCGGCTCTCGTCGGCCGTGATGTTCTGCGGCGTGTTGCGGGCCATCTTCGACCACGCGCGCATGTAGGCGGGCGAGGACGTCAGGAGGATCTGGCGCGCCAGCTTGTCGGCGTTGTCGCACCGCTCCTCGAGGATCTTCGTCGCGGCCTCACGGACCTTGTCGTTCGCGACCGGCATCTTCTCGATGGCCGACAGCGCACGCGAGCGGAACTCGGCGGTCACCTCTCCACCGTCGCGGCCGAAGGTGCGGACCTCGTCGACGTTCCACGGGTCCTTGAACCGGTGGTCCTCGACCGAGTCGGGCTCGAGGATCGAGTCGCGGTCGTAGTCCGAGCTGGACGACGTGGAGCCCGCGAAGGTGCGGCCGCCGTTGACGCCGCCGGCCATGGACCGAATCTCGGCCAGGTCGGCTGCGCGCTCAAGCTGCTTGCGATGCAGGTCAACCTTCTTGTACGTGTCGCGCAGGTCGGCGAACTCGACATCCTGCTCGGCGGTCAGCTCGTCCAGCGCACCCAGGCGCTCGAGCTCGGTGGTGATCTCCTGCAGTCGGCTCACCGACTGGGAGTGGGTCAGGGTGACGCTCTTGGTCTCGTCGCTCATGACGAGTACCTCTCTTTCTGAGATTCGGCATGGATGTTGTTGGCGCGCGCGGACTCCAGGAATGCGAGGAGTTCGTGGCGCTTCGATGCCGACTCGTGCTTCTCGGCCGCCTCGCGGGCGGTGATCTGCGGCGTGTCGTTCGACGGTTCTGAGTGCTCCTCGGCCTCTTCGGTGAGGGGCGGCTCTTCGCCGTCTGCCCGGTCCGCCATCAGGACGGCCTGGGCAAGCTTGTTGCGCTCCTCGGGGTCACCGAGGCGCGAGAGGTCGATCACGACGGACTGCGAGCGGACGCCCACCGACGTGTCGGTGTACGCCGGCCACACGACGGGGCCGAGCTCGGGGACGCGGAGTTCCTTCAGGGTGCGGACGAGCAGTTCCTCGTCGGGAACCTCTTCCATCCACGTGCGTCGCAGCTGGGTGCGGAGGTCGTCCTCGTCGGTGACCTTCTTGCCGGCGTGGTCGTGCCACTCCTCGCGGACCACGGAAAAGCGGAACGACATGCCGTCGACCGAACCGGAGGCGATCGCGTCGCGGACGGGCTGCGTCAGCCAGTTGTCGTGCATCCGGGCAATGACGTGGGCGCCACCCTCGGGCGCGAGGGTGGCGTCGACCTCTTCGCGCACGGACTCGATGGAGCCGATGGGGATGGATCCGATGAGGGGGTGGTGGCCGTGGTCGAACTGGACGCGGGGCGGGTTCTCCCGAAACGACTTCTTCATCGCGCCGGGGGCGATGCGCTCCTTGAAGCGCCCCTCCCAGGAGTCGATGATCGTCTCGCGGTTGAAGACGGCCGCATATCCGTCGAGGGTGAGCCCGTCGCCGTCCTCGCCGTCCTCGGCCGCACGCAGCGCGAACGGGGTCGCTCGACGCAGTTCCGACGTAGGCGGACGCGCCTCGCGCTGGATGATGTCGTTCATGGGGTCACCTCTCCAGAGGGGGTCTGGCTTCCGGGTGGTTGCAGCTGCACCGAGAACATCCCGGTGTGCTCGAGCACGCGGAAGTCGTCCGCGGTCATCAGGAACTTGGCGGCCGAATCAGGCGTGTAGCCCGCCTGCACCAGAGACGCGAGAGTCGAGGCCCGGGTCTGTGTGATCGCCGCAGCGTCCTTCTCGTCCTCGCGCAGGAACGGGATGTCGTCCGCGTCGTACCAGAGGCGGGCGCCCGACTGCTTCGGCATGAGTGTGGCGAGCGCGCCGACCGCCGACTGCCACAGCGGGTGTACGGTGCCGTCAGCGAACCGGCGGCGGGCCTGCGCATAGTTGCTGTACGTCGCAGCCTCGAGGCCCTCAGACAGGCCCACGATCACGGGCGGCGTACCGGCGGCGGCGGCGATGCGCGTCTCCCCGGCACCCTGCACGGCGCGGAAGTCCAGCTGTTCCATGTTGGAGCCGACCACCGTCGCGTCGGCGCCCGGGTACAGGTTCAGCGTCTTGCCAGCGTTCTCGACGCCCGCGTTCTGTTCCTTCATCCGCTTGTCGAAGGTGATGATCGCGTCGCGGTCGGCGCCGGCCGCGTGCTTGATGATCATGTTCGGCGTCGCGCCGTTCTCGAAGATGCGGCGCTTGTGCGTGTTCATCAGGCCGTCGTTCTCGATCTCGCGGACCACGGGCGTCAGCCACGACATGCCGCGGAAGTTGGCGGTCGGATCCGGCGTCGGCGCGAAGTGAGAGACCTCGTCGAGCATCAGCGGGACCGGGTCGTTGCCCGAGTGCTTGCCGCCCTCGGTGTAGACGTAGCCGACGCGCTGCCAGCCGAGCTGACCGTCAGGCCGCATTCGCTGGCGGGCCACGATCTCCACCCAGTCCGGCCGCAGACGCAGGATGTTCTTCGTCGTGTCGTCGCCGCCAAGCCGCGTGAGGGGGGTGTCCTTCACGTTGTAGGCGTTGCCCGCCAGGTCGGCATCCTGGATCATCCGCGACAGCAGGTCCTGCGTGTTCTCGCCGGGGGCCGGGGTCTCCAGCAGTGCGAGATCCGGGGTGCCGAACATGTCGGACGGCTTCCCGTCACGCAGGCGCTGGTAGCGGAACCGCACCGAGGAGAACACGAGCTGGCGCACCGACATGCACGAGAAGACGACGGCGTTGCCCTTCATGCCGCCGTTGGCGTACTGCGTGAACGAGTTGGCCAGCGTCTCGGCGCTCAGGTGTGGCAGGGTCGTTTGCACGCTCGACTGCAGGCCGTACTGGTTCAGCGTCGCGATGTAGTCGTCTATCGAGACGATGGCCCGCTCCTCGCGACCAGTGAGCCGGCTCAGAAGGTTGGCCATCAGCCGACGTCCACCAGCAGGCCGGCAGCCGCGGCGACGATCCCGCCCACGACGAGGGTCACGGCGAGACCGGTCAGGAGGTAGGCGCCAGCGAGGACAGCAGCGACACCGAGCAGGAGGAGAGCGAGAGGGAGCAGCGCTACGGGGATGTGCTTGAAGTGGCTCATGTCCACGCCTCCCAAGGCTTGATGGTTGCGTTCTGGTTGGCGCCCCAGAGAGCGAGGGTGGCGGCCTCGAGCATGGAGGCACTGCGGCCCCACAGGAACCGGTCCCCACTCATGCGCTGCACGACATCGCGCGCCGCGTCATTGAGTTCCTCGGAGTCGTTGTGGAAGATGCTGTGGCTTTCGGTCACGCCGTCGTAGAAGGCAGCGCAGGCGTCCTTCAGTTCGGCCATGTCGGCGACCAGTAGGCGGACGCCGAGGCGGGTACGCAGGGGTTCGACCAGGTCGGCCGCGGGTCCCGCTCCAGCAATGGCCACCGGGATCTGGTGGCGGTCCGCCATGTCGCACACCTCGTCGACAACCCATGTTGTGCCCGGGCGCCGGCCGCTCAGCTTTGGGTTCGACGACGCCGGGAACACAACCTGGACCACGTCGTCTCCGTAGTCACCTACGGCAGCGAGTGAGGAGTGAGACCGGTCGGGCTCGATGGCCACAGCCAGGCAGCGAGGCGTCGGCATCGCGGCGTCCGGGATGCCCTGCTTGCCCCAGTGCGAGCCGAACACCTGAGACGCGGTCTCGATCGGCGGATCCTCCCACCAGACGAGGAACTCGCGAGCGAACTCGGCAGGCGGCATCGCCTGACGCAGTGACCGGATCGTCTCCGGTAGCACGCGCGTGCCGAGCGCGGACATGATCCGCGCCCAGCGCCCCTCGTCGTCCAGCGCGCAACCCGTCGCCGTCTTTGCGTGGTTGCACGTAGGCGAAGCGCAGCCCGGGTTCGGCCTGTCGTGCGTTGGGCCGAGCGGGTCGGAGTACTCGATGTAGAACTGGTTCGGAGTGAGGCCACCTCGCCCACGGTCACGCTTGTCCCGCAGCGCCTCGGACATCAGCAGTCCGGCCGACGACGCGGACACGACCTGCGGTCGCGGGCGAGCCGAGAGCGTCGGGTACAGCGAGCCGATCACGGCAGGCGTGACGGCGAAGAACTCGTCCAACACGACCTTGTCGCCCGAGAGTCCACGGCCGCCCGTCGCCTGCCGGGCGCGGTATCGCAGTCGCCGGTCTCCAGTGAGCTCGATCGCCCACCGGCCGTTGGCGGCGGTGATGCCAGGGCGGTCGCCCCGGGTCGGGAGGAGGTGGCGCGACAGGAACGGGTTGTCCTCGATCAGCGCCGCCGTCTCGCGGAACGTCTCCTCGGTCGTCGACAGCTCGTGCGCCGAGTGGATCGACAACCGCTCCTTGGTGACGAACAGCCAGCCAATCTCGATCATCTTCAACACGCCGGTCTTGAAGTTCTGCCGCGGCCCGACCATGTCGACCTCGAACGCGGCCGGCTTGCCGTTGGGCAGGATCGCGAACGTGGCGTCCAGGATCAGCTCTTGCTCAGGGTCGGGAGCGAACCCGGCTCGAGCGTTGATGTCGGCGACCTCAGGGCCGAACGTCTCCACGTACTCAGGTACGTGAAGGTGGGTCGGCTCAAGCCTTCGCCGCGCGAGCAAGTTTCCTCTTCATGGACTCGTCAGCATCAGCGACAGGGTCATCAGCCACCGTGTTGCCGGCAGCGATGTTGGCCATCAGGCGCGAGTGCTCCTTCGACAGCGTTGCCAACTCCGAACCCTCGCCGCGAGCCATGCCGCGGGCGATGATGAGCACCTGCTGACCGAGCATCGTCTCCAGCGAGTTCAGGCGTCCGAGCTCGGCGATGGTGGCAGAGACCAGGCCCTCGGCGAACGGGTTGGGGGCGGCCTCTGTGGAACCCTCGGCCGGTGGGTCGACGGGCTTGGTCTTAGCCACCCGGACCTCCAACGATCTGCTGGGGAGAGATGGAAAGAACAGG